CTACCATGGATTCTAGGGTGGTCCCCCTGCACACGCGACACACAGTGTCAGCACAAATGTCAAGTTTTCGCCTTAATCGGGCCGGGAATTTATTCTTTTCAAACAGTCGGATACACGTGCTGTCTACTCAGGTTCCTCTCGTAACTCAGTTGTGTGGCCCCATTCCTATGCGCACACAAACTCGATCTTAACTATAATATCAAAGTCGCCAAACACACCAGACCTGCAAGTCGGGTTCGCGGTTATACTTTCTAAGCCAGGCGTTTTTACCTCGGGTCATGCCCTCATCTCCAACACAGGGTCGGCCGAACATCACCGCGTCCATAGACGCGAGTGGAAATCGGCCCCAACAATCGGATCACGAGAAAGAATGCGATCTGCGATGTTGGGGAGGTTATTATGCACCAGACGTGATGAGTATGCGACAGGGAAATCACCTTGAGATGGGCGAACATATTCGAACCAGCAATCAGCCCAAGCGTCAGGCATGTAAGTCGGTTGACCAAGATCGATCGGTTGCTTTACACGTTTTTCTCCTAACGCCCAGAGCTGAGCTTCTATACGCTCTTGCTCCACCGGTGAAATACCATACATCTTCTCGACAATTTCGCGTGACCGTCTCGTTACCGGCCGCGCCACTACTTTGTCGACATTCTCAATTGCGTCCATCAATTGTTCGCGCTCCCAGGCATTGAGCTGATATCCTCTTTCGAGGAACCGCGTCAGACTCACGTGATTTGTTACACGGAGGCCATATTGGGCGAGCGCTTGAACGATTGGGCAACCAGGGTATTGGTGCAAAAAGGACAGCGACTTGGCTCGTAAAAGCTCATTACGTCGCACACTACCACAACGAACATAGGACGGCCCTGCCCATCCAAAATCCGCCAGTACCTCTCGCGGATCAGTGATAATGATTAAGCTGTCTGGGTCAAAAATCAGTCCACAAAAAGACGCCTCATTGAGAGTGTCATATTTCTCGATCTTGATGGTCAAACCGAGTTTCGTGAATAAAGAGTCATCAATCACTTGATGCTTCTGAAATCTGAACAAGCCGTCATCGCCTTCAACGAAGCCTGAAATGTCTTCTTCCACGATGCCAGCTTTAGAGCAAACGTAGAGGAAAATCATCAGATTGGCAAACGAATTGCCAAGTGAAGTGCACATCTCTCCAGACATGCGCGATGCGACCCCTGTGGCGTCAAACCCTTTGTAGTGACAGGTTTGAAGACCACCCAGTGTTTCGCTAACGAGTTGGAACCAGCTAGCACCAGTAGGTAGTGCTGCCGTCATGTACTCATACAATTGAAACTCAACCTCTGCCATGAGTTGTGAATCAAAGTGAGACTCGAAAGCCGAATAGTCCGTGGCATAATACTGAGCTGTGGGGCTATACATTGCCTCCCACACATGCCGCGCCCGGTGAGAAACTGGCACTTTCTTGATGAACCACTTCATCTTGAAAAGCACCTTCTCAATGGCCGAGAAAGTTGGACCCACGATGCACTTGAAGATGTCGGAGCGTGAATTAATGCCGCGTAAGTGTTTCCAAGCTGAGTATGACTCAGCCTTGTTGAACGACTTGCATTCTTTATCACGTTTACTCAACGTACCATCAAAAGACTCGAAAGTTCTCTTTAACTGATCTTTGCGCGCACGACTGTACTTGGTTCCCTCTAGCCAAGTATCAAAAGACACGTCGTCAACCACATTAAGTGGGCAAAGATTTTTCTGAAGCCAGCAACGGACAAACTCCGCCAGCTCCGACCTAAGATGACTATCAGCAGGAGGATGCTTGAAAGCCGTTCGTTTGAGCACGCCCGCTATGCTCGATGCCGTATCGGAGAGGTCACCGAAGGGCATTTTGAAGCTGTTGAGATGGCACCCGAGTGAAACACACATCGGGGGTCGTCGGTCAGTGTCACTCCATTCTTTGATCACGAATTTAACATCACTTTTGATGTTTTCCGCAAGAATTGGAGCTTTGAACTCACTGAACCGATAACCATATGCCACCAACGGCCTCACGGGCAGACCACGTTTGTTGAAACCTCGTCATTGAACAAATCAACTTTGAGTTTACACACAAAGAACTTTGTGGTCTCATGAAGGATTTGATCATGCGCCTGAAGATCGCGATCGAGGTTAACGTGGCCGTGTGTGCGGAGGAATGACAGCGTATCTGCAAACGCTGTCTTGAGAGATTCGGCACTTGAATATCGCGCGACGTTCTTGGCTGCACATGCCTCAAGATACAATTCGTGCGATATCGTCACCAGCTTCGTGGAATAACGGCCATTAACACGACGTGACAAACGGTACGTCATGTAGCGCGCATCGGCGATGTAGTCGGGAGACGAAACTGGGCATGTTCGCCAAGTTATTGAACGTCGATCACCGTACCAAACACGCTCACAATACGCGGAGCCAACCAATGTGTAAGTGACGAAATCGGACATGTTCTGTCTACGAGTTCGCCAACAATACCACACGAAGATTGTCCAGCCGAGCACGATCAAACATGCGGCGAGAGCAACATTGTCGACAAGTAGCAACACAACGATGCCAGACAATGAGCCGCCTGACAGTAAAACCATCAAGCACAACCAAGCGAAGTTGAGAACATACCAAAATGTTTCCCAATAATTTAGGACTCTTATGTCGCTGACTTCATCAACGAGTTTTGGTCCAAGGGCCGGAAGATTTGCGATGAAGTCCTCCTTCGTCGCACAGCCCTGAATCGGTCTTGCCGGTTCCATCGTGGCTGGCGGGGCCACGGGAAGGTCGATTTCAATTGTATCATCATTGACGAAGTCTCGCCAACGCAGATCAATCACGGTCAAGCCCTTTGACACTACAGGGGCCGCCGCTTGAGCCTGATCAAGTCGTTCCTCCAAGGTTCGCAAGCGTGTGTTAAGCGCCGCTTTCTCAGCAAGAATTTCCGGTGTGCGATTTACATTTTGCACCAAGAAGGCCAGTGCTTGTACAGTTCGATCGCATGGCTTTGTGCACTGTCGTGCAGTATGCCCTTCCCCACCACAGTTGAAACACATGGCTGGGGGTTTTCGGTCAGGTTTCGAGTTTGCCTTCGACTTAGCCGTTGCAGCGGCATTGGTCGAGCTAGAACTCGCAGAAACAGGTGAATTTGCAGTACTCATCTTTTCCGTGTGTTATTATGCGTAAGTTACAGTCTTCG